TAGGTTATCGGCATTGGAATAAATGCGCCCCTATCTTTTAGCCAATCAGGTGTTGTTTTTAACCACGCGATATGCTTTAGGATGGTGTCGACTTGGTTGTCGTACCCCATTTTGTCCCACTTGGCACGGCACATTGATTTAGCGGCTTTGCGTTGATAACCACCCTGAACATTTGCAGGCCATGAAGCCCAAAATTGATCGAAGCTCATTTATTTCACCAGCCTATAGCTAACATATCGCGTTTCACTTGCTACCTTGCGTTCAAGTTTAAGTCCGAGCGCGTTTATCTTTAGCAGGAAAGCCACTTCATTAACTCGTGTAGTGAGTTTTAAGCAGTCGCACTCGTAGACCGCATCTAAGCTGTTTAGCCAGCCTTTACGCAGGCGTTTGATTAGTTTGTTTTGCTGTGTTTGCATGATGGTGTCTCCAATTAAAGTAACGCCTTACAAAATATCCCCGTACCAAACCGATACCAGTAAACCATACGCCTATCATGAGATTAGACGATAGCGGTATGTGAATGTCAAACAGTGGGAATACAGCTAATTGCGACAGTAACGCCACAATGTAGCCTATCACCACGTTTGTAATTGTTTCAATGATTGATTGCGTCTTTGATTGCATGATTTATGCTGCAAATAAGTCCATATTTTCGCGCATAGCATCATTGATGTTTTGGCAGGCAAGTTCATAGTATTCTGGTTTTAATTCTGTCCCTATAAATTTCCTATCCATTTTTACAGCCGTATAACCCTCTGATCCAATTCCTGTAAACGGGGAAAAGACAACATCGCCCTTATTTGTCCAAAGATGGATACATCTTTCAATGACATCAAGTTGTAATGGACACATATGCTTCTCATCATTTTCACCACGCGCTGGCATTTTGTTAAGTGTGCGACTTTGGTTAATATCATCCCAAATAGGACTGGCGTACTTTTGCCACATTAAGACTGGCAAGTCATCGCCGTGCGTAACGCGTTCTTCACAATCTCCCGGCTTTCGCATTGTTACAACGTAATCAGGTAGCCCCATTCTGCTCATTGTGCTGTTTTCGCGTATTGTTTTATGCAGCAACCCAAGTGCTTTGGTACGCTGCATTGCGACTACTGGGTCTTTCCAAATACAAACCTCTGAGTGATAAATAAAACCTGCATCTTGGAATGCACGGATCAAATCTCCCCTAAAGTCGCGAAGCCCAATAAACCCTTGACGCATTTTTGTTGTTGGCAGATTCATGCAATGGAATGAAACATTGCGACCGGGTTTAATAACTCTATAAAGCTCAGTAATTAAAAATTTTAATTGAGCCACAAATTCATCATCATTGCGACAATTCCCCATATCATGGTCACTGTTTGAGTAAACAAATAGATCTGCAAATGGTGGTGAAAATACAGAGTAATCAACGCTGTTGTCATCCATTCTACGCGCCCACTTCACACAATCTCCAAGGTGTATCGTGTAGCCATCGCCTTTATGCGTATCTTCTTTGTATGTGTCAACGATATTTACCTGACCTGCTAATTCTTGATTCATAATATCTTTCATGTGTTCAATCATATTAATGCTCATTTTGTGATGTTGGGCTTCTTTTCTTTTGATATTTAGCAATATCTGTCCTTCATTTTCAGCCGTGAAAATATGCACTTGGACTTCGCGCTTTTGCCCGAATCTATAGCACCTGCGCACGGCTTGATAAAACTTTTCAAATGAATCGTCAAGACCGACAAACGCCATGCGCGCGCAGTGTTGCCAATTCATGCCGTAGCCTGCTATTTTTGGCTTGCTAATCAATACGCGAATATCACCATGCGCAAACCCTAGCAGGTTTTTTGTTTTGCTTTCTGGTTTGTCAGAGCCTTGGACATTAACTGACCCTGCAATCATGCTTTGCAGCATATCTGCTTCGTCGTTCAAATGACACCAAATCAACCACGGCTCATTCGGCTCTGAATTAACGACTTCGGCCAGTGCTTTGCATCGTTCAATGATGCTATCTCTTTGGGCTTTCCTACGCTCTGCCAATCCCATAGCAGGCCGTGAGAATAATTCATCGCCAATCACGTCAGTTGCAACTACGTGCTCATGATATTCAAGTTTCGGCAAATCATAACGTGACCCATCAAATCCAATATCAGCAGGACTACGCAATACAACAGACCAAGTCCCCATCCATTCCCAATATCTTGATTGCCCCCATCCTTTTAATATCCATGTACCTGTATCGCCTGCGTCGTTTACAAAATAAGTAGCGAGCATTTCAGTCCGTGTCATTACGCCTAAAAACTCGCACTGATTGCCTAATTCCTCGAAGTCATTAGGGCTTGGCGTAGCTGTGCAGCTTAGTCGGTACGGTATTGACTGGCATGATTGAATAATTGCAGTCCTTGTTTTACCATCATGGCTTTTCAAAATGCTTGATTCATCCAGCACAATACCAGTCAATGAATCAAAGTCTATTGCATTTATTCGCTCATAGTTGGTAATCCAAACTCCGCTATTCTTAGGAGTTTCACCCTCTGGCACTCGTTTAACTTCAATACCAAAAGTAGCGCCCTGTTCAATAGTCTGCTCTGATACAGCCAATGGAGCTAAAATCAAAACAATGCCATCGCTATACGTTGACACCTCGTCAGCCCATGAGAGCTGCATTAAAGTTTTTCCTAGTCCAGTATCTGCGAATATGGCGGCGCGTCCACGCCTCACAGCCCACGAAACAATGGCGTGTTGAAAATCGAATAAATGCTCGTTTAACTCGCCCGGAGTATGTCCTGTAGCAATCTCTGTTCGCCGTTTGGATTTTATAAAATCCTCGTATAAAATATCATTAGCCATAAAATACCTCCTTATTTTTGGTTAAAACCCTGTAATCATTGGCTTATGATTATGGGGTTTGCTTTTTCTACAATCGCAAACTATATCCGCGCCTTGCTAAATGAAGCGCGTTTATCAGAATCAGCTTTAGTACCGATTACTATCTGTGCGCTAGGTGACATAAATGCAGTAATGTCTGATGCTGTCTTTGGCTCTTTTCTGTACTGCTGTGGGGTTAGCTGTGCAATGACAATGCTGCTAGTACGAACGTTGCCAGTTATAGCGCAGAGGTTTGGGGTAAAGGCGTTATGTTTAGATAGCTTCATGCTTCCAACGCCTTTTTAAATTGTTTGATTCTTTCGCTTAATTCAGTTTCTGAATCTCTTAACGTCAATCCATTTTTTTCGCAAAATACAACCTGCACTGCATCAATAAGAGTCAGCATTCCTCGTACTGTTACACCACCGTTTAGGCTGTATCTTTCGCGTATCATTTTCAAGTCCGCGCTATCAATTTTTTCTAGTTTTTTACCATTCATTCTTGCCCCCTTAATAACGCTTCTGCTTTAGCTTTGTTTTTACGCTTTTGTGATGGTGGTAATCTGTTAAAGTGGAACTCTACCGTCTCTTGTATGCGCTCGGTTAATGGGTCAGGCCATTGGATAACGGCCTGTGGCGTTCTGCCTATAGTTCGTGCAGCTTTTGACGCTGTGCCGCCTAACAGTTGGATAGCATAAGATTTGTTCATAAACGCGATTGTAAACCTAATTTAATCAAACTTACATAGGTATAAACCCTATAATGCTTCGGGAGTATAAAATACTTCGCAGAAGTTCTGTAATTTGGTTTACAATCCATCATCGGCTGCAAATTAGTGTTGTCGATAAAGCAGAGTTTGTTTAGAGATGTGCTTCAGGTTATTTATTAACAATTTGACCTGTTATTGCTTGGGGCATATCACTAAACGAACTCTTAACTAAACCAAGGAGTGAACATGCTAGAACAAATCACAAGACTGTCGCAAGAAGTTGGCGCATTGAAAGCCAAGCTAGACAACGCTTACAGAATCGTTGCAACTCTACGCGCTGAGAAAAAACCTGCAAGCGCACTGCCAGGTGAAGAACTCTTTAGCTCTGATGTTTACGGTGCAACTATGTGGTTTGGCTATGAAGCTGACCCTGCGCAAATCGAAACAGAAACAGATCCATCTTTTGATGCACAAGTAAACGTGCTATCAGTTTGGATTGATGGTCAATGGCTCAAAGCTGAAGATGTTTTGTCAGCAGGATTGATTAGCCAAATTGAAGATGAAATTGTGCAGGGGGTGACAGCATGAGACTAAACCACCCTCTCAAAGAAGAATATCTACAGCTCAAAAGCGCCATTAGTTTGCGCGTGTGGTTGTTCAAACAAAACCAAATCCCCGCTATCGGCAAATGGATGGATAAACATTCGCAGACTGCCGTCATTGCTACTTGCTTGGTCGCTGGTGGGTTCTGTGCTGGCTTGATTGCAAGCGAAAACGAAATGATTAGCCGTAGTGAATCTGTGCGATTAGACGGTATGAGCGATGGCGCAAAACTGGCTGAGTACGACTTCAAAGGCGCGATTAAGCGCGAGATGTTCAAAGCTGAAAAGGTTGCGTATTGCATGGGCTTTTGGTTCAAAGAAGACACTGACTTTGTAGGCAAAGCACTTCAGGCTGTAAAGGTGTCGAAATGACAGATGACGCAAACGATGTGTCTGAAATGTGGCGCGATCACAAAGCAATGAGGTCTGAAAAACGCGCTTCTAACCGTGGCAGCGCCTTAACCATATTGCAAACGAACGGCATTAGTTTTGAAAGCAAGAACTTGGGCGCTCATTTGGTTGTATCAACGCAAACAGAAACCATTGATTTTTGGCCTGGCACGGGTTTATGGAAGTCCCGCAATAGGCAAAGCGGTGGTCGTGGAATTATGCGATTGATTAAGTACATAAAACAGGAGTAATGCAATGATTTATTTAGATGATGTGACAAAAAATTGGGAGACTGATGGTGTTTGGAAAATCGCTCCAGCAGGGCTAGGTTGGATAAATGAAGGTGCATATATCATAGTCGGTGAAGGGGTAAGCATCGGTGAACTGGCAAGCATCGGTGAAGGGGTAAGCATCGGTGAAGGGGTAAGCATCGGTGAACTGGCAAGCATCGGTGAAGGGGTAAGCATCGGTGAAGGGGTAAGCATTGGTGAACGGGCAAGCATTGG